ATGGCGAACAGCTAGAACTTACTGCCAAGTTCAATGCCGAAGCTGCAACCATAGATGGAAGGAATGATACGGTCACGCCACAGTTCAAGTTCCGTACCAGCCACAACAGGACATGGGCCAACAACGGCATGATGGGATACTTCCGTGCCGCATGTTATAATACTCTGGTTGACGGCAACAAGCTGGCTTACGTCTATGGTCGTCACTCCAAGAACTTCTCTGTGCCTAGCTTTGCAAGCAAGATCAGGGCAGCATCGGACTATATCTCCAACGCTGGTATAAACAAGATGCACCGCTGGTATCAAACGCCTGTGTCCAGAGATCAGGCTATCAATTTGTTTAGCCGCACACTGGCAAAGCGTATGGACAATGTAACCAAAGCACAAGTGCCTAACAAGGTGATGCTGTCTAATCTGATGAAGACCTTTGACGAAGAGAACCGTCACTTGATTGGACGTGGTAACTATGAGAAGTACGGGGAGCGCACTGAGGGTACACTCTGGACTGCGTATCAGGCTGCTACGGCATGGTCTACGCATGTACCAAAAGAAAATACCAGAGTTATTCGTGAAGACAAAGTGCGGAAGATGATGGACTCAACCCACTGGAAGGAACTTGAGAATGTCTAAGAAGACAGACAACAAGTACGACCCGACACTACATCGGATCAAGAAGCGTACATCAATAGGGGCGGGAAATTTATCCCGTCCCAAAAATAAACACAAGAAACTTAACTGGAAAAAGTATAGAGGACAAGGAAGGTAGATATGGAAATAATAGGTATCATACTTGACTTAATATTATTTGGAGTAATATAATGCCATATATAATAACTCAATCTGAAGATGATGTTGTATTAGAT